AATTCTATTTCACCTCTCTTCATTTTTTCAATATGAAGGAGTTTAGCTTCTGACATTGCAACGTCAGCTGCTTTTTTATTCTTGTATATTTCTAGTCCAGATTTTAAACCTTGACCTAATAAACCCCAAGGAATCATAAATTAGTACGCTTTTGATTTTCTTTTTTTCTCTGCTAGTACTTTTCCTTGACCTTTAACTTCCATTTCAGGTCCACCTGTACCAATATAGTTAAAAGCTTTGTCAGCAGTTGTTTTTGATCTTGGATCAATCTCAATTTGCTGATCTTGAACTTTAACTTCTTTGATTTTGTTCATTTTTTCCATGTTAGCCTCGTTTTTTACTTTTGCCTGCTTCAGAAAGAGCGATTGCAATCGCTTGTTTAGGATTTTTTACAATCTTTTTTGACTTACCACTGTGTAGTTTGCCAGATTTAAACTCCTTCATAACAGTTTTAACTTTTTTCTGTGCTTTTGTCATCTTTTTTCTCATTTTAGTCATTGCCTCCACGCATTATTTTTACATTTGGCATCATATTGCCTTGATTTTTCATCATTGAGTCAACACTTGGTAGCGTTTTACCCAAAATTGTTTTTTCAATTGACGTATCAGCTCTTAACTTAGCTAATTCTTCGTTCTGATCAAGTTTCTCTTCTTGATTTACTTGATTCATCATTGCTTTCATCTTATCAAGATTCATTCTATCCTTAGATTCTTGTTCTTTTCTGAAATTTTCTTGAGCTCTAAGATCTAATTCTCTTGATCTTAACTTAGCAATTGGATCATTATCGAATTGTGAAGTAATTTGTTTTTCTTCGTTCATAAATTCTTCCATCATCTCAGCAATCAATTGAGCTTTTCTTGCTTCAATTTTTTGTTGCATCATCATTGCTTGTTGTTGAATCTGTGGAGCCATCTGTGGATTCTGTTGTGCTATCATTTGCATCTGTTGTAATTGAAGTAGTTCGTTTCTAAATTCTAATTCAATATGTTCTTGAGACATTAAACTAATATGTTCAAAAATATTTTTTTCTAATGATGCCATAATCATTGGATTGTTTCTTGCAATGTTAGTTGCCATAAAATTTAAGTGAGCTGTGATGTGTGCTCTGTGATCTTGACCTGGAAATGCTTGGAATGGTCTGCCACCTAATGCATCAATGTGTTCTAATGCAGGATCTTTTGGCATTGGTTGCATAGGTTTAATTAAAACCTGGTCAACATTTTTAACTCCTAATGCATCATACATATTTCTATATGCTTCATATAAATTATGCATTTGCGGATTAGATTGAGCCAGTTGCAATTCCGTTTGCGCTAGGGAAATACGCTGTGTCTGAGAAAATATATTGGGGTCTGCAACTGGCAATATATCTACTCGGTCATCAAAGTCTGCTTGTTTAATTAGTCTTTGACCCCCAACGACATCATACGGATATTCTTGTGGTAGATATAGCTTGAATACTCTAGCTAAGATTCTAAATTCATTTTTCAAAGCTGAGTAAATTCTTTTATGAATAGCTGACATCGTTCTTGATCCTCTTTCAAGAAGAGCAACTGTCGTACCAACCGCTGCTTGTTGATTGCCATCACCAACTTGTAGATCAGCAATTGAAGCAAATCTTTGACCTGCTTGTACAACTATTCCCATTAATGATAATAATGTTTGAGATGGTTCTTTGAATGGTAGCATCATGAAAGAATCTCTTAAGTTTCCTCCTGGTGCATCTACATCTCTAAATTCTCCTGGTTGAATAGACTGTGCATCATCTCTAATTCTAATACCTCTCATCTTAAATCCAGCAGGTAAATTAGATAATGTTCCTGCATCTAATAATTGTCTTAATGCAGTTGTTGCAGTTCTAGATAATCCTCCGATCATATGGATTAAACCAAATCCATAAAAACCTAAACCTGGTAAAAACTTAAAGTGTACAAAGTATTGTACTTTCTTTTTCTTTGGATCACCTGGTTCATAGTTTCTTCTAATAGATAAAATTTCTCTTGATCCTTCTTCTAAAGTTACAATGTATGGAATTTTAATTCCAGAGGGCTCACCAGTTTGTTGATTTACATCTTCAAATCCTTCTAAATCTAAATCAACATGACATTCTAATAATGTGTAAACATCTTCATCTTTTGTTTTAGTAACTCCTTGAAGTTCTCTTTCTTTTTTCTCAACATCAGTTTCATTGTCTTGAGGTTTACCAATTTCTACATCTCTATAGAAACCTGCAACTTGTTGTTTTCTTAATTCGTTTTCAGAAATTTTTACACGATGAATAATTGAATCCGCATCGTCTAATGAGGTAGCCGTGTACGGAACAATTAAATCATCTGCAGGAACAAATTTGCTTACCGCTCTTTGTTCCATATCGTCATAGTAGACTTTCTTAAATGCTGAACCTGCTAATGGTAGGTTAAATAACATCTGATCAAATTCTGGTTCATATTCTTTCATCTGATCCATAATTTGATAATTCATAAAATCTTTTACTCTTTGAGCTTGTTGAGTTTTCTCTGGACTTGGTAATCCTAAAATTTGAGTTCGCACAGGTCCATCTGCTGGTAATAATTCTTTATAAGCTAATGCTTGAAATTGTGTAACCGCTTCTGCAAGTACAGGATGCGTTGCACCTGATGCACCAGAGAATGGTTCTGTTCTATTGTCGTATTTGAAACCTAATAAATCTAAACCTTGCGTATAAGTTTTTTCCCAATCTTTTCTAGATGCAGAGTTATCCATATATCTAGAATTTAAATCAGATGCTAATGAACCTAAAACATCATCAGGTAAAAATTCTGCTAAGTTTGCATAATGCTCATCACCACCTTCTGGTGATGCAGCTGCTGGATCTAAATTAATATCAACTGAACCATCTTCGTTTTCTTGAATCTCTACATCTTCAGGTGATTGAGCCTGTTGTTCTGCTTCTTGAATAACTTCTTCTTGAATTTGTTCTTCACCTGGAAGATTAAACTCTTTTCTAGGTTCGTTTGGTAATGCTTTGTCTACGCTGTCGAAATTGTCTGCCATTTATTTTCTCCGTATTCTTGATAGTTTTAACAGTATTATAAGATAAATTCAAGCCCTGTGGATTGGGTCCAGACTTAGGTGGTGGGCCAGAAGTCTTACGATGATATGATTTGTTTTGCATATTTACCGTATACTTTACCACCCCCTGAAAATTTTACTTTTCTTGGTGAAAGAATAGTGTCAACTATTTCTCCAGTGAATTGATCCCAATATTCATCAGGTCCATATGGATTGGATGTTGTAAGCTCAGAAGCTTCATTGAATACGTCTTGTGGATTATCTCCTTGTCTATAAATTTTTTGACCTGTTTTCCAATTACCAGGTTGTTCACCTCTAATGTTTATATCTGTCTCTAAAGCTATATTATCTGTTTGTTTTTTAATTTTATCTATATTTACTAATGCATCTTCACTATTGTCAAAAAAGAAATCACCATCTGTATCTTTTTTAAGTTTTAATTTTTCTAAAATCTTTTTTCCTTTGTCAGTTAAAGGAGTTATGTAAGTATGAAGATTTGATACTCCAACAAGGTCCTCATCCTCATACCATCCATCTGAATTTTGTTTTAAAGATACTTTTATATCATCAACTTTTTTAGCAGCCTTACTTGCTAAACCTGTAATACCTAATGACTTCAATGCTGCCATAAGTCCTGTTGTTGCAACCATTGTATTAAAATCTCTTCTGCTCTGACCCATATCAGTTAATCTTTCTTCAACTAATTTTTCTAACTTAGGTCCTTCTTTACCTAATTTTTTACTTGCTGTTTTTAAAACTTTACTTCCAATATTAACTGCAGCTCCAACAGGTACAAATGTTTCACTTGTTAAAGATAATTGTGAACCCATTGTTTTTGCTTGTGGAGATAAATCTTGTTCTTGTCTTGCAATTAAATCAGCTAAACCAATGGCATCTGAAAATGAACCTGGTTTAATATTATTCAATGCTGATAAAAACATTTCTTTATTTGGTTTTTGTTGTAATAATTTTGAAGCAAGATTACCAACTGCAAAAGGTAGTTTAGATAAAACTTCACCAGCATTAACAGCGCCTTCAACTGTCTTACTTGCATAGTATGGAATATTTCTCATATCAACAACATTTCCAAGTTTAGTTGTTCCTCCTTCTAAACCAATTCTACCACCATTTGCTTTTTGATTTATATTTCTAATTCTATTGATGTATTCAGTCAAACTTTCACCTGGTAATACCATAATGCCTTTTTCATATGCATCAATTAAATCACCATAGCTTTCTTCATCACTGCCAGTACCGCCAGCAAAGGTTTTTCTAATACCTATAAAACCTTCTGGCTTTTTAGTAGAGGTGTTATATCTAACACCTGCACTTAATCCTTCTCCATCTTTATTGTATTCTAAACCAATGTTTTGATCAAAGTCAGATTGTTTGAAATTAAATTCTGGAACCTTTATTTTTCCATAAGTAATATCATTTACTAATTTAAGTTTTTCTGTAATTGGAATATTTAATTTTGCAACAGCATTAATAAGATCAGCTTCTTTGCCTTTAGAGCCTTCTGCTTTTATATCAACAAAATCTTTTATTGTTGAACCTTGACCAAAATTTTTTCTATTTTCTTCTATTAAAGAAGTATATGGATTTTGTACTAAAGACCGAAAGTCTCCGGGCATTACACACCCATTCTTGCTTCAGCTAAAGTTTGTCTAATGAACTCTCCAAAAGAAATAGGTTCTAAACCTTGTTCTTCCATGGAGAAAACATATTGTCTATATGCGTCCATAGCTGTTGTATCACGTTTAGCCATTTTAATTGATGGAGCATCTTTTTTAACATTGCTTCTAATAAATTCGTCTAACATATCCATTTCATCATCCGTTAAATCCTTAAGTGGTTTTTTAAATAATTCTAAAGATAATATATTTCTCTCAGCTAAAGGATCTGGACTTGAAGCCATCATCTTACTTTTTTTAAGACTCTTGATCCCTGAAGCCTGATTCTCTGGTATATTTAAAATTTGTCTGATATCTCGCATGTCATCAGTTGATGGTCCTTCCATTTCTGGAATATCATCTGGTGAACCTACTGCATATTTTGATCTCATCATAATAATTAATAATACACTTTTTGATTTCTTTGTAAAGGCTCATCTTTATAATCTTCTGGGTGATTTATTAAGCCACCTTGCCTAAATCTCATTACAGCCTGAGTCATAGAATCCACTAAATCGTCGTGATCTCCATAAGGAAAAGCTGCACATTCTTCAATAACTTCTTGTGCAAATTCCATATCTAAAGGTGCATAGATTCTACCAGATTCAAATAAGGGCGATACAGAATTAACTCTTGTATGTTTATCATTACCTTTGGATGGAGTAAAATTTAATACTGGTATTCCCATTTTTCTTAATTCATAGGTTAGTGGTAATCCAGATGCTTTTGATTCAACGATTACGGTTTCCGGGTTCCAGTATCCATATTGTTCTAATGCAATCCTTCTAAGTTCTGGAAATTCATATCTTCCTTTTAAAGCATCTAATAAAATTAAACATTGTCCTGAATCTTCAGTAGGTTGAAATACTCCCCAAGTTGTAATGGCAGAATAATCGGCCGTTTCTTTTTTCATAAAAGCTGTATCGTAAGATTGAATGACGTGTTGTAGTGGTGGAATATTTCCATCCCAATTTTGCCACCATTCTCTTTTGATTAATGCACCTTCTTCACCTGTTGGGTTTTGCATATATTGTGCATTCCATTTTGATAATGGAATAGAAGCTCTTACTGCTTCTAAATCTTTAATGTTCCAATATTCCGGCCACAGGGGTTTTCCTGATGGAAGGATTGCAGGAAATTCTATAACTTCCCACTGATCTGCTTTAGGTTCTTTTTGTGCTTTAATTAATCTTCCAGCTAAATCTTTTTCATTCCATCTTGTCATTACGATTACAATAGTTCCACCTGGCTGAAGACGTTGACGTGGACCAGATGTATACCATTCATAAGTTCTCTCAAGAGCTTGATTGTTCATAGCATCTTGTTCAGTATGTGGATCGTCAATGATTAATAAATCGGCACCCCTTCCAGTAATGGCAGATCCAACACCGGCAGCATAGTATTCACCACCTTGTTGAGTTTCCCATTTACCAGCGGCCTGAGAATCTTCTTTTAATCTTGTTTGAAATACTTCTTTGTATTCTGGACTATCCATTAGTTGTTTAGCTTTTCTACCAAACCTTACAGATAATTCAGTTGTGTTAGTTGATTGAATAATTTTTAATTTTGGATTTCTACCTACCATCCATGCTGGTAATAGGTAAGATGCAAATTCAGATTTAGTATGTCTAGGTGCCATATTAATAATAACACGTTTAACTTTTCCATTTGCAATATCATTAAATTTTTTAGCAACTTGTTTATGATGGGACCCTTCTACAAAATCTGGCCAAACATGTTTTACAAATGCCATAAAATCATTTCTGATTTTAGTTTCTTTTTGTTTTTCTTTCCACTTAGCCATCACTAGAGCTAATTCTCTTTTTACATCAGGTGGCAGCTTCTCAAATTTTTTTAATTTATCAATATCCATAAATTGCATTCAAAAAAATTTTCTAAAAAATTTTTTCAGATATGTTTTGAATCCATAAAGTATTTTTCGTCTTTAAATGTTTAAATCCGTGTTTAAATCCGAAACCTTCGGGACCCCTTTTTGATTTATGTATAATTGATTATATAGAAAATTGCAAATTTGGAATCGGGTTGGTACCTCTATCATAAACCGTGGCGCCCGCTAGGGCGCCACAACAACCACATAGGAGGTATGTGTTCGGTATGCGGGGTGCGACATATTGTCGCACCCTGCTGAATTTACTTGACAGTATTAATCTAACAACACCATATATTCTTTAGCGAAGTACTGTCTAAACCAATTTAATCCTTTTCTTACTTTGTCCCACATTTCAGAACTACCATCGCCATAGTTTCTGTCTGTGATACTGGCATTATATTCATAGTATAATATGCCATCTCTAACTGACTTAACAAACTGCGGCACCTCAATCGGTTCGCCTGAGAAATGGTTCTCTGCAATTACTTTCTCAGTAGTTAAGAAATAAGATGGAATATTAAATGGCAACTTATAAACCTTGCCGTTATATTCTATTGTCTGTTTGTTTTCTTTAGTCATTCTTTCTCCTTGTTGTTTATGTGCCTATTATATCAGATCCCTGGTCCCTGGTCCATTGGACAAATTGTCGCACCCTAACTTTTCCAAGCCCTTTCAAATCCAAACATTTTCGCAACTCTGTCCGCCTGTTTTTGTAATTGTATTTCAACCTGTTCTTTTTCTTTCTCTGTCATCTCGTCTGTATAAAGAGAAGTGTCTTCATAGAATCTGTACATTCTCTGTGATACTAAATCCATTATTAATTCTTGTGCCCAAAGTTTCGGTGTTGTTTTTTGATTTGCCCATTTTATCATACTTTCTCCTTTGTTGTTTATGGTCCTATGATACCAGATTCCAGAACCCAGAACCATTGGACAAATTGTCGCACCTAAGTTCTTTCAACTATTGTTTTTTCTATATAAGTATGAGGCTCGCTTTCTCTAGTCTGCCAATTATAACTTGAACCTTGAACCTTTCTTTCTATAACATCAACCGGAGTTTCTAGCGGCTCCGGTCTAGGTGCTATTCTAACGAAAGCTTGTAAATGTTCGTTGATATAATCTGTCATACATCGTTGACCACAAAAATAATTCCACATACTTTCATAATTACTTTGATACCAACGCACTCGTCTTGTTCTTAATACTTTATTTCCTTTTACACCTCGGACTCTATCTTGCGTTCTTTTTTCGTGGCAGTATGGTCCGTGGCACCAACTATAATCGCTCATATTTTTTTCCTTTTTGTTTTTGTTCTAGTTCCCAAAGTTTTCGGTCATAGTGTCGTTCCATTATGGTTGCGAGTATAAAAAACCCGCAACCAAAAATTATTAAAATTAATCCTAATAGGATTAATGCGTCCATCAATGTCATTAACTTAACCTCTCATTCTCTACATCATAAATTATAGAATAATTTTTAGCAGTTCTATAATTCTGTGCGTCAAGATCAAAGTAAGTTAATAGTTTGTGTCCTTGTTTAGATATCCATTGTTTGCATTTATCGTCCCAAAGTGCTTTTCTGAATATTCTTTGTTTGTCGTATTTATCTGCTTTCCAAGTTATCGCAAATGTGTCGTTGTTTTCTAGTTTCATACTTTCTCCTTTGTTATAGGACTATCCTATCACAGATAGTCCTATATGTCAAGTATTAATTTATAGCTTGATTTAATTTACCTAATTTAAACTGTGCTATAATATCCGCCTTATTATCTTCCTCATCATTATCAGCTAATAAACTAGCCAATGCTTTAGGATTATAAATAGATAAAGCCATTGATGACCCCGTTTCTAAAATAGTGTCATTTAAAACCATACCAACTTCATCAGCTA